CCTAATTATGTAAACTTACTTTCAAATGTTTATAAAGATAGAATTAAACCAATAATAGAAACAGAAAATATGTTGGTACCAAAGAAAAAACCTTTGTACCAACAAATGGATTATCTAAAATAAAAAGGGGAGCCATAAAGACTCCCCACAGGCAACACAACAAGGCATCTAGAGTTTTACTCTGGGTGCCTTTTTTTTTGGTCTGATTGATACAAAGATCTATCACCCCATCTTTTCCTCCAAAGATAGCTACTAAGACTAGAAGCATATCTTTCAAGAAATTCCATAAATACATTATGCCAAAATAACTTTCTAAACTTTTTGTATAAGTTGTTTGATATCATCTTGTAGTTTTCTCCCAACAGCATTAGCATGATTAATTACAGCAGCACATAGATTACCATGATATGGATATCCCTTTAATGCTTCTCTAATTTTACCTACAGGCTTTCCACCATAGTCAATTACGATTGCATTGTCTTTATTTAAACCAATCTTAAGTTCAAATAATATACCAGTATATTTATCTAGATTATTTTTTTCTGACATTATCATCTCCCGTAGAGTTGAATGGTGTTAGTGCAGATAATGAGTTCATAATCTTTACTACTTCACCATATGGTCTTGTCATTAAGTATCTCATAATATCCATCAACTGTTCAGAATTTATAAGATATGTTTTTGGTTGTTCCTGTTTTTTGATATCAGTCATTTATCCTCCTATTAAAATGGTATATCATCTTCTGTAGGGTAGTATTTTTTTAGTACATCTATCTTATCATTAGCATCAGCAATTATACCTAATTGTTTATCTATCTCTGTAGCAAACTGTGGATGTTCACCAATACCCACAGATTTATCCATATAAACTTGGATAGTAGCTTTAGCTACAAGTATCTCAGATTCGTACTTCTTAGTTAGTGCTTCAATAAACATATCTCTCATTACTCTGCTCCTTTAAATTGATAGTATTTGTTTTCAATTAAATCCCCATCATCAAAATAAGGATTAGTTTTTGCTTGAATAGATTCTCTCGCATCTCTGATTGTTTGATTAAGAGATCTACCTTGTCTTAGACATGCAGCAACAAAATCTTCTACTTCTATTATTGCCTGTTTTACTTGTCCCATTTGCTTACCTCCTGTATTAGTTTATTTAAATACCATTGTCCTTTTTGTAGATCTTGTAAAGGCTGCCCTTTAAATTTAAACCTTCCAACATATTTAATTATGTTACCTTTTAAGTATCCACAAAATTCATCATTAGTCATGTAGTCACGAATAACTTCAATAGTTTCTCTACTACCTTGTTTGTAATGATTAGGAGAGTTTACAGGATCATTATGTCTTTCATTCTCATAAGACATATCATGGCTATGATCCTTCTCATACTTATATGTTCTCTTAGAATCAATAGGTTTCTCAAACACATAGTGGTCTTCATCCTCTAAAACATATTTGTTACCATTATACATGATCTCTTGTTTAACCTCTGCCATATTCCCTCCTAACAGTTTTAATATCAATAGCTTCTAAATTATAATTACCATTCTTAACTTCTCTTTTAACTATCAATCCACTCCACCACATGTGTTCAGTATCTTTAGCAAAAGGTTCTGAATGATTTAAATAACATCCTGCAGATAGTCCATGAATCTTATTACCACTAGGTAATGTAGATATAGCATAATCTAAAAGATGACTATGACCTACTGTAGCAGAAACTTTATGTTTTGTCAAGAGAGTTCTTGCAATATTTTCACCAGATATTGCTGACCCCATAACACCAGAAGGAAAGTGATGTGCATAATAAACACCATCAATAACTTTAAACTTCTTATATGGTATCTCTTGCCAACCATACTTTTTAAATTGTAGATCAGATATTTTCATAGTACCTTCTAACTCTGGATTTTCTTCTACAAATCTATCTATTCTATCCTCATGATTACCATGTAACATAATCTTTCTAGTTTTATGTTTACCTAGTCCTTTGTTAAATAAAGATAATGCTTCATGTGAATGCTCCATATCTTTCCAGTATCTTCTACCTTCAAAAGATTTTTTACCACGATCATACGTAGATAAAGAATCCATACTACAAAAGTCACCCATGCATATTACATGTGTAGCCTTTACATCTGCTGCAAGTCTACCTGCCCACAGAAATCTATCATTGCTTGCTTTAGGTGTGCAATGAGGGTCACCTATTACAACGTGTGTTGCCATTAGTTTAACTCCTTGTCTCGTTTCTTTTTTAAAAATTCAAGAAAATCTATAACATTAGATTCATCATCAAATTCTGCAATAGAACTAATTGACATAGATCTCTCGTTCTTTTTTTTATCTTCAGCAAACCCACGAAGACCCCATAGAAACGTAGAATGGGGATCGGAAGTTGCCATTTTTATCATGCCTCTAGCTATAGTAGAGCATAATTCATACTGCTCTGTAGTCATTTGAGATTTACTATCCATCACAATACCACAAGTAAAACCTTTTTGCCAAGGAGTAACAATAACCTTAACAGCACTTATATTTTCTAATTTAGTTTTCTTACTCATACCAATATCTTTCATGGTTATCTAAAGTATAGTCTAATACTTTATGTTCAAATCCTCTCTTCATACTAGACTTACCGAAGTACTCAGCTTTTTTTATATCATCAAACAAATGGTTACTAAACATTTTATACTTATCTTCCTTTTTATTTTTAAAAATTACAAAATATAATTCCATGCATAACACTGAGAGTGAGTAGAAAATAGACCCCTCAAACTATTCCCCACTACTCTCTGTGTCCTCCTGTTTTGGATTTGTGACAGCAGTGTACCAAACCCATTTAGGATTCTTACCTTTGGATTGCTGTTGTGGTAAGTGTTGCAATCCATCTCCCCAACATGGCACCTTGTATGGACAGAATGAACATACGGTGCCTAGCGTTCTGTTGCCTGTTGGTTTGCCTCTGAAAGTTTCTTCTATGTCTTCGAAACATCTCTGGAAATCGGTTTTATTTTTTAATGCTTTGTAATTATCTGTTGCTACTTTAATAAACTTATTCTTGTGTTCTTCTTGAACCTCTGGTGCTTCACATACTGTCCACTCACCTGTAGATTTATTGATAGCTATCCAACCACCAAAAGGCTTTCTCTGACTTTCAGAGTAGAGAAAACCTTGTGATGCATAACCAAAGGAATCATTATTAACTACTTCATTGAAGCCCCCCTTTTCTCCAAACTTATGTTCAAAGGAATATGGTGACGCACTCTTAATGTCCCAAACTTTGTTATCAATTTCAACATCCAATCTTCCAGACATAGAGTCTTCTTCAAACTTATACTTAACTTCTTTTTGCTCACTATCAATTTTAACTCCTGCAGATTTTAAAACAAATATAGCTAGTGCTTCTACTAAATCACCAAATGTATTACGCATCTTGTTATTATAAGGTTGGCCATCACCTTTAATACCTTTTGCTTCCATCTGTAATTGACATAGTGGTCTACCTATATTTGACATTCTAGGTTCAAACTTGTCCTTACGCTTCTCTGAGAACTGTCTACGCAAAGCATGTTTACATGCTTCACCAAACTCCTCGACTAAATCCTCAGAGATAGCAACAGGATTGCTAGATACTTTATCAAGATATATCTTTACTTTATCTAGTATTGTATTCATTAAGATGCCAATACTTCCTCTGGAAGTTTATCGTCCATCTCTTCCACAATCTTAGCGTCCTCACCATCTTGATCAGTTGGTTTCTTTGCTCTAGCATTTTTGTAAGCTGCGATAACTTCATCGTTTTCTTTTTTAACAGCTTGTTGAAACACAGTTAAAGTGTCGTTATCTTCTTGTGTAAACTGTAATTCAGAACTAGACTTAGGATCAATTACAGGAACATAAAAAGTATTACCACCTTTTTTCTGCCTTTCAGTATCAATAGATAGCACTTGTTTTAGCATAACCTTACCACTATCTTTAAGTCTTTTGATAGCATTACTTACAGGTAAGAATGCTGTACCTGATACTCTGTACAACGTAGGTAGATTTTCTACCTTATGCTTTTCACCATTAGCTAACACTCCATCAAAACTAACTACACCATATACTAATCTATAACATCTGATAGTTCTCTGTATCATTTGTTGATCTGGTGATAGTGAGTCTCTGTCTTTGTATGGAACTTTACCACAATTAACTCCACCTAACATATCAATTGCTTCATCTTTGTGTGATGAAAATATAACTGATCTATTAACATACTCACCCTTATCAGTATCGTAGTGCATGTATTGCATGCCACTGATAAATGGTCTGAAGTTAACTGGTTTACCATACGCAACTTTACCTATGGTTGTATCAAACACAGAAAAATAACCTACTGGTATTTGATTACCATCGTCATCCTCTGGGCTTCTATTGATAGATAATCTAGGAATGCCATCACTACTAGATGTACCATCATCTTGACCGATAGCTTTCATTATCTGCTCATCAGTCATTTGGTTTATATTTATGAGTTCATTATCTGACATTGAACACCTCCTTATAAAAATTATTGTATATCATATTTTATATAATATGTCAAGTATTATTTTTTACTTTTTTTTTTTTTTTTTTGATAAACTAGGTCTCATATTCAAAAAAAGATAACTAATATTAAGAAAGCAGAAAAAAAT